GTGCATTGTTTTTTCTTCACAAAGAATGATTTCTGAATCTTCGTTTATCTCACCACCAAACATTAATATCATCATTTCAAAAGCTTGTTGTTTACTTTTGGCAAATACTTCTTTGCCTATGTAAACCATATCACCTTCTAAGACTTCAATATCATAGATTTTGTGTGGGGACATTGTTGTTAAAGAGTCCTTGAGCTTGTTGTTTTGCATTTTGTCTTATCGATTCTCTATCTCGTTCCATGATAGAGTTTATCTCTGCAATATTAACTTGTGCTCCGTATTTTGCCAACAACTCAGCTGCCTTTAATCGTATTTGTGCTTCTTCTATATCACGACTTCTATCGTCATCCATAATAATCTTCATACGATCTGTTTCCGCATCTATCATTGCCTTCTGAGCACTTACTTGTGCTTTCATAGCTTCAGCTTGCGCTAACATTTCAGCTGCATCTGGCTTCGGTGGCTCTTGTGGAGCGGGTGGTAGTGGCGGAACTTCGGTGTTTATAAACGATTCTGGGTCTTTAAATCCAGCCATTTCGATCATTCTGCTCAAAGTATTGGAATATTGCTGTAAAGACACAAGAGGGTTCTGAGGGCCTAATTGAGCCAGTATTTGCTCTTGTTTTGTGGATAATTGCGCCAATATAGCAAACTTTTCTTCGTCTGAAGTCTTGCTAATCGCTACATTTACAATGATATCTTTGTTTGTGTCCCAATATCTAGGGTCAACAGGTACGAATTTACCGTTTAATCTAAACATATCTTGAGCACTTTGATGTTTGATAACTAGATTGTTGACCAATCCAAAGAGATCTTTCATACCACCTTCGGCAAAATGCCTACAAATTAGCTCTATTCTTCCTTGTGCTCCCGACATGGTAGCGGAAACCGCTGCCTTGGTGCTTGATTGAAGAGCATCTGCGTTCAGACCAGCTGATGCTTTAGACACCCCTGTACGATTCTCTTTAGACTCATCGAGATAGCCCAGTACAGGAAACGCTTCCTTGCCGACAAACGGTACGCTAAATGGTTGTACCATACCAGGAGCACGCACTCTAATCGGCTGTCCAATATCAGTATTCAATACATCATCAATATTGACCTGACCCTCGACGACAGCCATACGAGGGAAAATAGAATGTCCTAGTGAGTCTAGCGTGTCTCTCATAATCTGAGACTTCGCTGCTTGAATCGGTTTTAAGTAGTCTGCTGGACATGAACCAATCGCTGTATGTGGTTCAGGATCAGGGCAGAACATAACAATCGGTAGATCGTCCCACGCTTCTACATTAAGAACGTGAATACCATCACCAATAGTGCATACTCTAATTCTTTCATCTATACCATCATCGTCAAGGTCATAGAATAAATAGTGTTCTATATATAAAACGTCTTTACCGCCCGCATCGCTCCTGTCGGGATATACCATGTTGTCAAAAGGATTACGCGCTTGTACTTCTTCGTAAGCTTCTGGGTCAACTGCACTACCGCCATAGCCAGCGTGTTCTTCTATTTCTTCGGGGTCGTAACCCATAGCAACTAAATCAGATACAGATTTAACCATGCGGTGTGCAACATAAGATGCGCTGTTTAAATCTTTAGCGTGTCTGGATATTAATACTTCTTCTGGTGGTACAGACTCCATGCACACTTGGTTTCTTTCTTTGACTCTTCTAATAGTTAGGTCGTAACTGACAGGCAGTTCTTGTGTAACCTCTTCCTGTGTAAGCGGGTCAAGTGTTGTAATCGTTTCTTTTGTTATCTCTTCTTCGATAATCTCTACGTCAGGGTCAAGCACTAAGGCTTGGTAAGACTGTGGATCTAAGTTGGAATACTCGTGCGTAGTTGCATCAAGCGAGTCATCCCAAAATACTTTGACAAACCCTGTCTTTCTAACGAGTGCATCTTTAAACGCATCGTATAAAACTTTAAAGCCATTGTTCTTTTGTTGGATAACGTGGTTAATGTAATCTGTTTGTTGTTCGGCAAGCTGTATGTCTTCAGGCCCTTTAGGTATGAATTCAACTACCTTCTTAGTACCAAAGAAAGTACGCATGATAGACGGTAGCATAAACAGTACGGTGTCTCTAACGTCAGTAGAGATAAACTCAGACTGTAATGTGCTTGTCGATTCTGGCTCATTGCCAAGATAGTATTCGGTGGACTCTGCTCTTTCTTCTCCAACTTGGTAGATAAAATCACGAGCATCATCCATCTCTGATTTGATGACTCCCGTTAGATTGATTAAGTCCGTTTCTTCATTCAGTTGCATTTCGATTTCTTCTTCGATCTGCTTTGTGCTTTTCTTTGCCATAAATTATCCCACTCTAAATATTCTTGACTTCAAGGGTTTTTTGAAATTATAACCCATATACGACTGACTGCCACTAAAGGATGCAGCCGAGCTTGCCATCGTCAAAGCCAAGGCATCTGCTCTGTCAGGAGATTTTATACCTCTTTTACGCATTTCGTCTTTACTTTCTATTTTAATTTTTCCAGATGATGTATATTTGTATTGAGGCGCAGCGAGTTCCGAAGCAAGCTCGTCATTATTAGGAAGTCGGCAATCACGCTGCGCCAACCAATCCTTTATTGCAAACCAAAGCTCTGCTCGTAGGTTTAAATAATTCTTTTTCGTGCTCGGTGCTTCGGCTACATTCACACCCCGCACAGGTAAATTCTGTTCTGCCAATCTATCCACAACCCCGCTACCCAAACCAATCACGTCAACCAATATCTCTTGTGGTTTGTTTTCAAAGGTGGTGGTATCGTATTCCGCTTTGACCGCACCGCACAACTGCATAAGATCCATAGACTTAAATGTTTTTATATCTAAGACCGTATTTCCCTGGCGTTTGCATAATGCAGAGTTATCGCCACCAAAGCGAGCCACGTCTAATCCCCACACAATCGCTTGCTCAGTCGTAAGCGCAACATCTCTATCAATCGCTGCTCTGACTAAATCCAACGGTATAACAGTATCATCATCCGACTGTGGAAACTCGCCCATAACCTCAACCCTAGATACCGTAGAGTCCTCGCCATATTGTTCAATCATCTGTTGAAACACTTTGGTATCCGTTCCCTCAACATTACGAGAGTCTATCTGCTCGGTATTCCAAAAAGCTTTGGAGCTGTGGAAACTTTCATAGAAAGGGCCGGTATTTCTTCTGGGGTTGGAAAAAGTAAACCAAAAACGATTTTCGGTAGGTTCTGAGAAGAAACCTTCAGCTACCGAATAGATAGGTGCCGGTATACCTGAAGCCTCATCCATAATTAGGCAAACACCATAGTTACTGTGTACTCCGGCAAACGCATCGGGGTTTTCTTCCGACCATAGTTGCGCTTGTCCGTAATAGTAGCCTGTATCTATTTGTAGATCCTTTTTCAAGCTTGCTTCAAACCAATCTACGGGTTTGAGCGTAGTAGCGGTCTTGTGAAACCAATGTCCGTTGATAGCGAGGGTCAGCCACTTACCAAGTTCTGCCCATGTTCTTGAGCGTAGCTGTTGCTCGGTGTTAGCAGTTACGATAACAGTTGAACCAAGTCGTGTAGATAACATCCACAATATAATCCACGCAACTAAAGCAGACTTACCTATTCCACGACCAGATCCAACCGCCAAGCGGAACATTTCGGGCATATCAATAGAGTTGTTACGTTGTATGTGTATTGCAATATCCCGCAAAATTTTTTCTTGCCACTTCCTTGGCCCGTCAAAGTGCTCGAGGGGGGTGTCCTTTTGACCCCAAGGGAAGACAAAGCGAACAAAGTTTAGAGGATCATCTTTTATGTTGATTGACCAGATGGAGGTCATTAGTTCTTTTTCTTCTTGTGGACTGTATTTCATTTTTTTATAAAAATTTTATTTCATACTGTATATATATATCGCACCCCCGAGGGGTTTGACGGGGGGGGTCAGATCGGAGAGTTTGATCTGCTGGCATCCCGTCAAAAGGCGGATCAGTTAGGGAGATTGAGATATTTTCGCCATTACCAGTTATTTATTCGTTTCTTTGTTAAAGTGCGGTTCCTTTATCAAGAACTGTTCTTTTGGTTCTCCTATTCGCTCACTTTTGCCCTCTATAACTCTACCTTGCGCTTCTTGTAGTACATTTGAAAGATTTAATTTGTAATCTACGGTTTGACGATCTGCCCAGTTGTCCGAGTCAGCATTTTTTAAGTAGAACTGGATGGCCTGAAATTCGCCATCGTCTATTTTATCCATGAGCCGAGAAGTTGCTCTCTGTATTCCTTTTGCTTTTCCTCTCTGCAAAGCGTCCGCAAATTCCGCTTTTCTTTTCTTGTTGCGATCGAAAGTATCCCATGAAATGCCGAGGTTACGACATATTTCCATTGTTCCCATGTTCAAAGAGGCTAGATGTTCTAAACGATCATAATCAATATTAATTGTCTTTCTTCCTCTCTTTTTAGGTGTTTTTTGTTCCATAATTGAATTGTTTTCTATCCCTTGCATATTCCTATTTTATAGGCAT